TTATTGGGCAAGGCCGTTGACTTCCTGGTCAATAAAAGCAGTCAGGGCTTTGCGTAACGGGTTCCCTATGGCTGCTCCAAGTTTTAAATGTTTTGATTTTTATACATTTGCTCCCGAGATGAAAAATGTCCCACGGAAACACGGTGGGGGATGGGGGATTAATTGTTTTTGGTTTGGGTTTATAGTTACAAAATATTTAATTTATTAACAAACAAAATCATGGTCACAGAAGTACAAACTTCACAGCATTACGATGGGAAGATTAATATCAAGTTTTTTCCCAATTCACACAGATACCAATTAGAAGGAGAGAGGACGTATCTAGTGGGGGTCACTACGGCCACAGGCCAGCTTGATAAAAGTCGTCCTTTATTGATTTGGGCGAGTCGATTAACAGAAGGGTATTTAAACGAGATACTTAAAAGTAAGGTTATTGAGCCTGAAGATATAGCAACAGCATGTAACCAACACAACGTAAAACGCGAAGAAGCTGCTACGTCTGGAACCTTGGTACACGAATGGGCAGAAGCTTATATTAAAAATCAAGACCCTGATATCCCGGAAGATGAAGAAGTTAGAAACGGTGTATTGGCGTTTATGAAGTGGGTAAGCGAAAACGGTGTAAGATTTATAGCAAGTGAAAAGAGGGTTTACAGTAGAGCTCATAAGTATGTGGGCACGATGGATTGTATTTTCACAATGGAGAAGGATTTTCATAAGGTAGTTCACGCTGGGGATTTTAAAACTTCTTCTGGTATTTACATGGAAGCTGCGATGCAATTGTCTGCGTATCAACATGCCGAAGCAGAGGAACATGGAACAGAATATGGAAGTAAGTACGTTTTAAAGTTCGATAAAAAGACTGGAGAGTTTGAAGCTAAAGAGTTCACTGTTGAAGAACATAGAGATCATTTCGAAGGATTCTTGGCTTGTTTGAAGCTTAAAGAATTGTCGAAGGTGTGGGATAAAACTCATGGATATTATTCTGGGAACAAAAAAACATGATCCAAACAAAACAAGCTAGTATCAGATCCCTTGAAGAAAACGCTTATTATCATGGCGTTATTGTGCAAGACGTTGCGGAATATAAGCATTGGGGTGTTTCTAAGGCACACTTGTGGATTAAAAACATGTGGGATGTTGACTCTACTGCGCTATTGACCACTGTTGAGTTTGAAGAATTGATGGAGAATGTGCGAATGTATTGCTTGCTCCATTGGGATTTAGAGATTCCGCTTCCGAATAAGTAATTATTAAACTTTAATATATCAAAAATCATTAACCAAAACACAGATGATTAACTACCAGCCCGCGAAATACAGGGAACTTCTCGGGGAGTTCCAAGCCACTGTTGTTGATGTAGAAGTGGAAGAAAACACTGGTGACTCAAGCTTCGACAACTGGACGAAAGAGATTCTAACAATTTCTTTTGAACTGATGGACCCTGAAACTCTTGAGCCTGTTATGCACAAGGAAAGATTCGTAAGCCCTTTAACTGGGGGGTCTGGGCTTTTCCAGAAATTACTTGATGCTAAAGACTTTGTACCAGACATGGAAGGCGGAGCGTTCGATGAAGCTGAATTGGTTGGTTTGAAAGTTGTTGTGACAATGGGGAAAAGAAAAGCGAAGAATGGAAACGAATACCCAACTGTTGCCAATGTAGCTAAGGTTGAGGTTGCTGAAAAGGCTCCCTCTAAAAAAAAAGTAAAAAATGAAGCAGTAGATGCTGATGGTGTACCAGATGATTTACCATTCTAAATTAACATTTGTCAATCATGAAGGAAAAACAATTTTACACAATCAGAGAACTTTGTGAGGCAGATGCTTTCCCTTACACTAGCCGAAAATCAATAGCTCGGCTAGTGAGGGAGGGGAAGCTTGAAGCCATAAAAGTGTCTGCTAGAAAAACGCTTATCACAAAGCAGTCTGCTGATGATTATATGGAAAATTTATTAACAAAATGATATGGGGAAATTAGAAGAGCTTAAACAGCTTGCTAAAACTAAATTAAATCATTCGGGAACTTCAATATCAGAAGAACGGATGGAGGACGTGGCTTATTTATCTGTAATTGTAGAGACAGCAAAAGAAAAAGGAGTTATTGACGGAAGTCAAGGAAGAAAAATAATGGAATTGGCTGCTGAACTTGAGTTTTTAGAACAAAGAGAGTATAATTGAATTACAAATTAATGCACGTCACATGAAAAATATATTTTATTGTCAAAAATTCCATCAGCAAGTTTTGTGGCGTGCAAGCTCTTGGCTTGCTGGTGGGCTTTTTGATTATAATTTGTAGAATTATGGCAAAATCAAGAATGATAAATACAACATTTTGGAGTGACTCGTTTATTCAAAATTTAAACATAGCAGACAAGCTCCTGTTTCTGTATTTATTGACCAATGAACATACTGATATTTGTGGAATTTATGAAATTTCAATAAAAACAATGGCTTTTGAGTCTGGGTTGCCTATTGATACACTTAGGAAGTCTATAGATAGACTATCGAAAGTTAATAAAATAAATTTTGTTGATAATTGGATTTTTATTAAAAACTTTCAAAAACATCAGCAGTGCAACCCAAAAGTACAACGTGGAATTGAAATTGGTATAGAACGTGTACCTAAAGCCATTTATGATAGACTATGTATAGACTATGAAGGACTATCGCATTCTAATCCTAATCCTAATCCTAATTCTAATTCTAATTCTAAGTCTAAGTACATGGGTGTCTTGGACTTTGAAAACTTTTGGAATTTATATCCAAACAAAAAAAACAAAAAGAAAGCTATGACTATATTCTTGAAACTTAAAAAATCTCTTTTACCAGAAATTCTTAAAGCGTTAGAAGCTCAAAAACAATCAGAAGACTGGTTAAAAGATGGTGGTCAATATGTTCCGCATCCAACAACTTGGCTTAATGGTGAGCAATGGAAAGATGAAATTAAACTTAAAAATATTAAAAAAGACCCATACGCTAACATTCCAACTTTATGACTAAAACTCCATCACACAAGCTAGACATTGAATATCAGATGATTGCTACAGTTATTCTTTGTCCAGAGTTAATAAAAACTTTACCAATCAAACAAGAACATTTTTATCAACAAAATAATAATCTTGCTTTTAAAGTTTTGAAAAAAATGGATGATGACGGCGAGAGTATAACTTTGGTGACTTTTGGGAGTAGGTTTTGGGATGTTAAAGGAGAAATCACAGAAATTAATGCTTTATTTGGAAATGATTTTTATTATTCATCATCACATGCTGAGACACATTTAAAAATTCTTGCTGAAGAGACTGCTAAAAGGAAAATTTTGGAAAAGTACAACACACTGGCTGATGCTCCTTTGGAGTTTATTGATGAAATGAAAAAGATAGAATTGGATTTTATAGATCAGAAACCTAAATCTTTGTATGAATTATATGATGGTTATGTTGAAGAATACGAAGAAAGAAAAATTAGACTGAAAGAAAAAGGAGCAACAGGATTATTGACTGGATTTAAAATGATTGATGAACAATGTGGGTTTGAACAAGGGAATTTGATAATTCTTGCAGCTAAAACGAATGTTGGGAAAACAGCTTTAGCTTTAAATTTTGCAGTAGCGGCGGCCATGTATGAACAAAAAGTATTGTTTTTTAGTGCAGAAATGACGAAACGTGAGCTTATGGGTAGGATTTTTGCACAACTGACAGGAATATCGGCAACTAGATTTAAGTATGCAACGGCAGATTATGCTCTTAAATCTGCAAGGATCGAAATAGAATCATGTGGTAAATATTTGAAAATTGTTGAAGCTGCGAACATGACAAGTGATGATGTTTGTAGAATCTCGAGACAAGAACAGGGCAGAGGAAAGATTGATTTTGTTGTTGTAGATTATTTGCAGTACATGAAAGATCCGATTGGGAAAAATACAAACAACGACAGAATTGGTAACATTACAAGAAATTTTAAAGGACTTGCAATGGAATTAGAATGTCCGGTATTGGCATTGTCTCAAGTGAATCGTGCTACAAAGGGGGTTCCGGAGTTATTTAATTTACGAGATTCAGGTAACATTGAACAAGACTCTGATATTGTTTTGATTTTAGACAGGGAGGACAGAGATGACATTGTTGCTGATTTGATAGTAGCTAAAAACAGGAATGGTCAGTTAATAAAAACCCAATTGAAATTCCAACCAGAATTAACAAAATTTACAGAATATGAAAAATAAATATCTTGACCATTAAAAACCAGTATGAAGATTATAGAAATTATGGCATGGAAATACAAAGATGGCACAAAAAAGGTTTCAACAAATGCCTTAAACGAATAAAACAAATTATATGAAACAATGTAAAAGATGCAAAGAAGTAAAGTACTGGTTCCAATTCTTCACGGAATTTAGAGGAATATATACAGCTGTTTATGATATTTGCAAAAAATGTTCAAATGAATTGAGATTAAAAGCTGTTGATGATTACGTAAAGGAAAAAACCAAATAAAACAAATTATTAATTCCTAACCATAAACCTAGGAAACAATTCCAGAAACTGTGAACTTGACGGATTCTTAATACGAATATATAATTTGGTTGAACTTTATTTTTTATGGTTTCTGAAGAACTTCAAAAAGAACTCAAAGACGTTGGCTTTAAAAAGAAGCCTACCCTTAATAATTTGTGTGATGCCTGTGAGGGGTGGTTTAATTCTTTGTTTCAAGATGTTGATAATGGTTGTGTTGCTTCAGGTATGGACAGCACTATTGTTGGGTCTGGAGAAGAAAGAGATGAAGCTGTTGCCCGTTTAGTTTTAAAGCTTGCAAAACGAGGTGTCATTTTTAAGAAAAAATTAAAAAAATCTAAATGAGGATGATTACTATTTGTACAAATGAAGTCGAACAATCTAATCAATCTAGCGGATATCCCAAGGAAAGGGTTGCTTTTGAAAGACAAATTCTTGTTGATCTCGACATTTTTCTTAAAACTATGAAAATTCCTGTTCAAGTAATTTCTGGAACTGGAACAGATCCAACTCGAAAACCAGTGCCAACTGAAACTGCGGAATCATCTGAAGATATAGATAAACAAATTAATGCTTTACTCGATGAACGTAATAAATTGAAAAATGAAAAGGAAAATATTGTTTAAATTGTTCATGTGTTGTGGGAAAAGATTGTTTCCAAAATATAATGTTTGGAGTAAGGAAAGTGATTGTTTAGAAGACGTTGATGCAATAACTTTCAGTCGTATTGATAATTGGGAACAGAAATATCAACAAAGTAAAAAAGGGCTTGGAGTTAGAACGCCGAGAAGAAGTAAAATATTAATACCTGCAATTTGACAATTAGTATTTAGGACCTTCAACAGAAAACTATGTTGAATCCAACCGGGGCTTAGTAATCCTCGTCAATAATTTCTCAACGCAAGCAAGATGTTGGCTCTTGAAAGCTTGTAGTCTCTGTTGAAAGTTCTGGGTATTAAAACAATGATATGATTACTAAAGCTAGAGAGATAAGTTGGGAGGAGATAATAGAAGAAAGTAAAGCATGTTCAAGGAATAACTCACAACTTAGAGGGACGTTGATTCAACAACCTGAATTTAAGATCATTCAAGGCAATCCTGAATTAAGTAAATATGGGGAAAAAGAAAATTAAAATCAAGGTGTTAGGAGCTGTTGCTGTGAAGCATAAGCGTGTTTTGAAAAATCTGGGGAAACATGGGAGTGTGCGGAAAGCGATGGAAGCTGCGGGATATAGCAAAAGTTATGCGAAAAATGGAGACATTAAAAATACTAAGACATTTCAACAAGAAGCAGAAAAAGAATTGCCAAGTAAATTATTGTTAAAAGTTCATAAAGAGGGATTGGAGGCAACGACTAAACTTCATAAAATTGTAGATAGAGATGACGATGGTAAGCCTGTTTATGACTTTGTTGATGTAGATGATTTTGGTGTGCGACATAGATATTTAGATACTGCTTATAAATTAAAAAATTATTATTCAGATGGAACAACAATCAACAACACAACAATCGACCTCAGTAACTACACTAAGGAAGAACTTGCTAAAATTGTCTCGGGATGAACTAGAGTTGAAAGCGGCGGCGATACTGGAATTGGAAAGAAGAGAGGGATTGTTTCCGGCAGAGCAGTTTGTGCCTAATGGTAAACAAGAAGATTTCATTAACATGTTTGGACTTGACCAGAAGTTTGTAAGCATGTTTTGTGCTGCGAACGGTGTGGGTAAATCCGCTGTTTGTGCAGTTATTCTCACAAATATAATCTTTGGACCACAAAATGAATGGTTTAAAGAAGAAGCTTTTGAGTGGACTGATCGAAAAGGTGTCAAACACATACGTGAAGCCATGAAGTTGCCATTGTTTAATGATTGGCCTTACATCAAACGAGTGCGTATTATCTCAGATCCAAACACAATTAAATCCAAGATTATCCCTGAGCTTGAGAAATGGTTTCCGGTTAATGAAGTGAAGAAGTTTCCTGATGCAAATTACGAGATGGGGAAAGAGGGAAAGAATTATGTGTGTAGAATAGAAACAAAAGGCGATTGGATCATCAGTATCATGAGTACAGAACAAGCTGCGAAAGAGTTTGAGTCTGAAGATGTTGGGCTTGTTTGGATTGATGAACCTATGCCGAAAGATAAATTTATGGCCACTCTTGCTCGTGGACGTTTGGGGATGGTTATCATGTGGGGGTACACTCCACTAACTTTCTCTGCATGGATTAAAGAGTGGATGGACGAGCATTGTGATGGCGAATATGCTGATTACATTGAAGCTGAAATGGAAGATAATTGTAAAATACATGGAGTACGTGGAATTTTAGAGCATGAGAATATTCAAAGAATTGTGGAGGGCATGCCTGAAGATGAAAAAGAGGCCCGAGCGTTTGGTAAGTTTGGCCACCTCATTGGACGAGTGCATAAAAACTTTAGACGCAAGGTGCATGTCATTAAACCGTTTCCTCTCGATGAAAGAAAATTTACGACTTACAAGGCTCTTGACCCTCATTCGCGGACTGGAGATCACGTACTGTACGTCTCAGTTGACTCTAAGGGAACTAAATACTTTTCAGGTGAAGTTATTAGCGAAGGACTGACAAAGCTTCTCTACGAGCGTATGAAGGCGTTTGAGACAATGATGCACTTTCGTATTGAGGGAAGGCTCATTGATCCTTCAGCTTACAATGACGACCAACACAAAGAAGAGAAAAGTTTGGGTTCAATGCTTTATGATTTGGGCGAGAGTTATGTAAAAGGTTCCAAGGATTTAATGGCTTGTATTAAACGAACTAATGATGCCTTGGATTATCAAATGAATGATGGTAACATGGTCAAGCCGCCGGAAATGTATGTTTTTGATACTTGTCCGGTAGCAATAAAACAACTTGAGCAGTATGTGTGGCAAGAGTGGAAAGGTACGGCGAAAGATGAGAAACAATTGAATGCACGCCCACGCGATAAAGACGACCATCAGGTGGAAAACATGCACAGATTGTTGTTGTCAGAACCAGTTTTTATTCCTTATCAAGCTAGAAGTACACGTCAAGGGCCAAGTTATGAAGATGAGATGAAAGAATTAGATCCTTACAAGTAAAACATGAAACTCACAATCTTAAAGAAATCAAAGTATGCAGGGGTATACATTTACGTTTATCAGTATTCGACAATGTTTCAATATTTGTTTGCTTACAAGGGTGAGATTTATCAAAATCATATCTTTTTGAAGGTAGGTTGGCGAAGAAAGGTTGCGTCATGGTTTGGTTATGACCTATACTCTAAGCAAGAATTGGAATATGGGGAACAGGTGATGTTGTCAGGTGCAATAAAATCCCTCGAAGCTTTGAATAACGAAATGAAAACTTCAGACACAGTGAAAAATACAGCCATAGAAAAAATTCCTGTGAACAAATAACATGGCAAAGAAAGCTCCATTCAAAAGGTTGAAAATTGCTTATCAAGACATTGATCGGCAAATTGTTGAAGGTGAAGAGATTGTTACTGAGACTATTGATATTGATACTCAGAAGAGAATAATCCGGCAAGTTAATAATGAGTATGAACTTAGTTTTAAGTTTAGTGAAGCTAAACGAGCGTTAAATCTGGCACGTTTGCGGCTTTATAATAATCAGCGTAGAGATTCTGATGCCGTGGGTGATCCTTTGATGTTCACTGTTTTCAATACTGTACATGCAGCTTTGTATGATGATCGACTGATGGCTACGTGGGAAGGGCGCGGAGGTGAAGGAGACGAAGAAGTTGAAGAAAATCTAAATGCTTTATCGGAGTTTGATTACGACTTGATGGGTAAAAACAAACTTGATTATTTCTGGAATTGGGATGCAGAGTTTTTTGGTAGAGGGTTGATGTTGATGATGGATTTTGACCGCAGACCTGAAGTAATGGCTCCGGCTCCTGAGATCCTTGATGCGTCCACATTTATTCGAGATCCCAATGCTAAATCTGTTAATGGTGATTCTGTGGGACGTGGTGGTATGAGGTTTGGAGGTTGGGAAATAGGAGCCACATATTATGAGTTGAAAAAACTTCCAGGGTATTTCAATCTTATGGCTTTGCGAAAAGATAAAGAGATCCAATCATTGCTTGATGAAACCAGAGAGGCCAGGAGTTTGGCTCAAGGAACTACAAGATTCAGTCCTGAAGAAGAAGCACTCAGAAAATATGACAATTATGAATTTAATTTAATTAACTGGTTCACAACCATTAAAGGTGAGAAATATTTGGTAACTCTTGGCAATGCTCGATCAGTCATTGTCAGAATTGTTAAATTGAATTATGGGGATAGATGGCCAGTTGAAGATCGCGCTTTATATCCGATGGCTCATGATTGGGATGGTGTGTCAATTCCTGATCTTACAGAAGACAAGCAACGTGCAAGGGCGATATTGATTAATTTGGGGTTGAAGTCAGCCAAAAGTGAAGCTTTGCCTCAGTATTTGTTTGACCAAGATCGAATTAAAAATAAGAATGATTTGAATTGGAAACATGATAAATTTATCGGCGTAAACGGACGAGTTGATAATGCGATTATGCCGTTGGGCAAATCTTCAGTTCATCAGTCGGTTAATGTCATTATGGACATTCTTGATGCTGCGGCTCAGCGTGCAACTGCTACACCAGAGATTCAACAAGGAGTCCCATCAGACACTCAAAGAACTTTGGGCGAGCTCAATCTTGTGTCGTCAAAAGTTGATACCAGGTACTCAATGAGTGCGAAAGTGTTTGGATGGAGTGAGAAGAGTTTTTGGAGACAGTGGTACAGGTTGTATAAAAACCATTTCAAGGATGATATTGATGAAAAGGTTATTCGTATTCAAGGTCCGTTGGCTCCTTCTTGGAGGCCACTTCTAAGAAGTAATATTATCGCTAATGTTGATCCTGATGTGAGGATAGAGTCAAGAGTTATATCTGAAGCTAAACGACAAAGGGAACAACAGTCTTTTGGAACATACGCTTCTGTTGCTCTTCAGAATCCAGATAATGACCGCAGATTCATAGAAAAAAGACTCGCGAAATTAAATGGGATGTCGAAAGAAGAGATTGATATGGCTCACCCACCGACTGTGGATGAACTGCAAGCAGAATCAGAAAACGAACTTCTTGACAATAAGAAATTAGCTAAGATCAGTGTTAATGATGACCACCAAGTGCATATTCAAATACATGCTAAAGCGAATCAAACTCCGTATTCAATGGCGCATATTAGAGCGCATAAAAGACTTATGATTGTAAAAAGAGATAAACCTGAATTGTTTCCTCCACAAGAGGGAGCTCCATTCCAACCGCCAACAGGCCAGCCGCAAGTTGGTCCTCCTAAACAACCACAACCCACAACTGTTACCCAATAATGAGCATATTCTCTCGAAAAGTTAAAAAACAATCCGTAAGGCTTTTACCTGGCAATTGCAAAAGACAATCAACAAAGGTAGAAGATGTTCGTAAAATAGAGCCTGTGATTTTTGGGATGCTCAAATTATGTTACAGACCTGCGGGCATGTATGACCAAGGAGCTGTGGCATTGTCTCATTGCCAAGTGGACCATGATAACCCGAAACGGTTTTTTGTTATGAATGATGGGGCTGTGTATATAAATCCTATTATTCTTGAGAAGAGCGAACCCTTCACTCATAAAGAGGGTTGCATGTCTTATGTGTTTAGAGCTCCAAAGAAGATTAAAAGGTTCAAAAAGATCAAAGTGGAGTACATGAACTTGAAGAAGAAACTTATCACAGAAGATATTGAAGGTTATAAGGCGTGTATCTTTCAGCATGAGATAGATCATTTCAATGGTAAAGCAATTTATAACTAATTTTCATTATGGAAACTCTTGCAGACTCACCAGACAAAGAACATTTAGAAAAGATTTTACGTGAAGGAGCGGTAACAAGTTTTTGGAAAACAGTAAAACGCGCAATTGATGAAAACATTGATGCTTTGAATGAAACATATTTAAAGAACATAAAAAATGGGGAGTATGATGATTTTTCGGCTGAAGAGTGTAAAATCAGAATGTTGATTTACAAAGAAAAAGTATATCATTTAGAACAGTTAAAAGAGTTGCCATTTAGTATTGTTCAATCATTTGGAAGTCCAAATCAAAGCGAGCCAGAATTAGATCCGTATGATACAAAAGAGGATTTTCTTCCCAAAAAATAATCTTTGTGATACATTTGAAATAACTATTATCCGTCCGAGTCTGCATGTTTGATCGCCATTCATGCACTCGCGTAACAAACAAAAATATGGCAGAAGAAAAAGGTTCCGCTCCTGCTGAAGAAGAGATTCCGGCAGAGGGTGAGGGTGGAGATGTCGCGCCTGATGAGGGTGCTGACAAGGAAGCTGATGATACAGATGTTGAAGGTGCTGGTGATGATACTGATAAAGATGAGGACATTGACATAGAACCTGATGCGATCCCTGTGCGTAGTAGTGCATCTCATATCATTGCTCGTCAAAATCGAACTATTGAAAAGTTGAGAGCGAAGAAAGAAGCTCCTTCTGATGATGGCGATGATGATGATAGCGATGATGATCTGAAGCCTACTGATGACAACAGCGGCCTACAGCAACAAGTTGATATATTGACTAATACTGTTGTTGGTCAGGCTGATGAGAATGAGTTGAAAGGATTGTTGAAGGATGAACCTGGTGCTGCAAAGTACGAAAAGAGAATCAGGTCATACATGAAAGATTCGCATTACAAGGGTGTCCCTCCGTCAGTTATCTACCATCATTTAGCATTTAATGCTGCACAAGGCATGAGGGCTAAGAAGAAAGAAGTCGCTGATGTTGAAGCCAATCAAATGAAAGGTGGAGGTTCAAGTCGAAAAGGTGCAGCTCCTAAAACTGGTAAAATTCCTTCCATAGAAGAACAGGAGAACATGAGTGAAAAGGAATACGAACAATTAACTCACGACATAAACACTGGTAAATATTCTCCGTCAGAGTAACAGACATTGATTCCAGACATTGATTACAGACACAGATCCAGAAAAGGATTTATATTTTGTAATCTAAATAAACATGGCAAATACAGGAGTAGCGCAGGTAACACCTGCAATTAATTATCACTACGATACAAGAATGCTGAAGGCAGCACGCCCAAAGCTTCTTCACACTAGATGGGGACAAGTTAGAGATATCCCTAAAAAGAATGGTAAGTCAATCAGATTCAGACGTTATTCTCTTTTGACTGCTAACACTACTGCATTATCTGAAGGTGTAACACCTACAGGAAAACAATTGGCAATCACAAACGTAAATGCAACCGTACTATTTTACGGTGATTACGTCACTTTAACAGATGAACTTCAAGTAACAACTTTCGATCCACTTCTTTCTGAAACTGCTGATATACTTGGACAGCAAGCAGGAAATTCAATAGATCAATTATGTCGAGATGTTTTGGTTGCTGGTACAACTATTCAATATGCTTCCACTGCAACTTCAAGAGTTACTGTAAGTGCTTCAATGAAGATCAATCGTGCAGAAATTAGAGAAGCTGTTAGAACTTTACAAGGGAATGACGCTATGAAGATGACTAGCATGGTTAATGCTACGGACGGTTTCAATACTTCTCCTATTAACGAAGCTTACATTGGTATCATTTCTGCAAACACTCTTTATGATCTTAAAAACGAAGCTGGATGGGTTCCAGTTGAAGAATATTCTTCTCAAAAAGATGTTATGGATGGAGAAGTTGGAAAGATGGATGATGTTCGTTTTGTTATGACAACAAACGCGAAAGTATTTAGTTCTGCTGGCGCAGGTTCAATTGATGTCCATGGAACAATGATCCTTGCTAAAGAATTTTATGGTATCACTCGTATTTCAGGTGAAGCAATGAAAAATATCATCAAACCTCTAGGTTCTAGTGGTGCTGCTGATCCTTTGGACCAAAGATCGACTTCTGGTTGGAAGGCTAGTTTCATAACTAAAATTCTGAATGAAAACTTCGGTCTACGACTTGAGCATGCTGTATCTAGCTAGTATTAATCTTAAATTGTATAAAATAACAAAATACTATGAGTAAACCTACGAAAAAAGCGGTGATAGACCGCCTAGAGAAAATGGGGGTAGAGCATGACCCTGAGGACAGTTATGATAATCTTGTAATTCAGCTCAAAGAGGCAGAAGAAGGAGATGTTGAGGTTGAAGAGGCAGAAGAGGTTGTTGAAAACGTTGTTGCTAAAGAAGAGCCTGCTCGTTTGAACAACGAAGTTAAAGAAGAGCCTCGATTAGAGCAAGAAGATACTGCTATTGAGGAAGAGAAAGAAGATTACTTACAACAATATCAGTATCGTAAAGATGCAGCATTTGGGTCAATTGGTTCAAACCCTGTGCCTGGAAGTAAAGCTGAAAAGATGAAAGCAAATCTTTTGGCTCAGCCTAGAGTTAGTATCGTAGTTCCTCGTGAAAAAGATGAAGACCCAACAATCAAACATTCAATAAATCTTAATGGTTACAGGTTGGATCTCCCTAAAGATGCTTACGTTGAACTTCCACGACAAATTGCTGAGGTCATTGTAAATTCTCTTAAACAGACAAACGCTGCAATCCAGAGAAACCAAATAGGTGCAGATAAAGAAGCAGCACTTTCCTAACAGGTATAGTCCAGACATTGTTTGTATTTTTTAAAAAACATTAAAGATGGCTAACGTATTAGTACAACAGGCTCCGGGGAACACTCTCCGGATGGCTACGGGGACAATGATTGAGGGTGCAACTGCGGCAGCGGTAACTCTCGATATTGGTTTTAGACCACGTTATGTAAAAGTGGTGAATGAAACAGACCGAACAATGATTGAGTGGTTTGAAGGTATGGCAGATGCAGAAGGTATTGTGACAGTAGCAGCGGGAACAAGAACACTTGTTACTGCAAATGGTATCACTATCTCTGGAGACACAGACACATACAAAGGATTCATTTTCGGCCTTGACACAAATGTGAATGTTGTGAGCAAGCAGATTAGTTTCTTTGCTATTGGGTAGATCCAGATATTGACCGCTTTTATTTCATCTGGTGAGCGTTCGCGGTACGCTTCTGGCCAGATTAACACAATTATTTATGAGTAATTTTGCAGAAAACATTGCAGACTTGACGCGTGTAGCAGTCCACCCGGACGTGTTACGTGCAAACATGATGACAGGGGGAGAAGTTTTTCTTGTCCTTGAAGATTCAGACACAGATTTCAATTTGATTCAGCAAAGATTTGGTGGAGATAATGTTTTTACAACTCTTGAAGCGGCTTATGCGGCTGCTGTAACAAATAGAAATGATATTATCTTGATGAGTGCTCAGAGTTCACATGTAGTTGCAGCAGGTATGGATTGGAGTAAAAATCGTATTCATGTTGTTGGTATGGATGGTGGAGATCGTTTAATTCAACCAGGAACAAAAGTACAATCTACTGGCAATCCCGCTACGGCTTATTTGATGAAAGTGACAGGTACACGAAATAGTTTCCGCAATATGAAGTTCATTCAGAACTCAACTAACGCTGCGGCGATCACTTGTGTACAAGATGGTGGCGAAGGGACATTGTTCAAGAATTGCCAGTTCATCTTTGGAACAGCAACTAATATTGATGGTACTGAGACAACCTCTTATGAGTTTGTAGCAGGTGGAGATTCTTGCACTTATCTTAATTGTGAGTTTGGTACTCCAACGCTTGCAGGAGATGGTGCTAGAGCAGTTATGGCAATTTCACGAGTGAATGGCACGCAAGAATGTAAAGATTGTAGATGGAAAGATTGTGTGTGGGTAATTGCTTCAGAGACAGCTTCGGCAGATATGATTCGCGTAACGAATACTAATGCCGCAAAGTTTACAAACATCTTTATCAACCCGATCTTCCAGGCCGTGATCACTGGTTCGGCAAGTCTAATCACATTAGATGATGCTGTACGATCTGTCACTGGGTTACAGGAGGGAGAGTTGCTGTTTGTAAATCCAGCTTCTAACTGTACCGAGTTCTGTTCGGATGTTACTGATCAAGTTAAAGTTATTGGATGGGGGCTAGACGGAACACCTCCAGCTCAAAAGATTGGTATTGC